CTAACCTACAGGCCTGATTACTCATATAATACTGAAAACGAAGCAGAGACAGATAGAGCAGAGGTATATGAAATCTGGGATAAGCGTTCTTCAAAGCAGCTATTTGTTGCAATGGGGCATGACAAGATACTTGAAGAGAATGATGATCCCTATAACCTGATGGACTTCTGGCCCTGTCCAGAACCTATGTATGCTGTGAGTACAACAACCACAACAGTACCTGTACCAGAGTTTATGATTTATGAAGATCAGGTAGCTGAACTTGATCTTATTACAGGAAGAATTGGTGTATTGACTGAAGCCTTGAAAAGAAGAGGTGTTTATGATGCATCCTTCTCTGAACTGCAAAGACTGGCTGATGCAAATGATAACCAGTTTGTGCCAGTTGATAATATGGCAATGTTACAGGCAGGCGGTGGTTTACAGAACGTCATGCAGGAAGCACCACTCGCAGGTATTATCCAGGCTTTACAGCAACTGTATCAGTCAAGACAGGTTATCATACAGACGATATATGAAATAGTGGGCATCTCCGATCTTATGAGAGGACAATCAGCGAATAGGGAAACCGCTACTGCACAGCGAATAAAAGGGCAGTTTGGTTCTATGCGATTGGTCAACAGGCAGAGAGAGCTTGAGCGTTTTATGGATCAGATCATGGAACTCAAAGGCGAGATGCTTGTTGAGAACCTAGAGCCTGATGTACTGCAGAAAGTCACTTCTGTACAGGTAACACCAGAGATGGTGGCTGTTATGAGAAATGACAGACTAAGATGTTTCAGGGTCAGGATTGATACTGATGAATCACAGGCACTTGATGCTGCTGTAGATCAGAAACAGAGGACTGAGTTCTTAACAGCAGCAGTACAGTTTCTGCAATCAGTCGGCCCATTGGTAGCCTCTGGTGCATTAGGATTTGAACAGGCAAAACAGATGCTTCTTTTTGCAGCAAAAGGTTTTTCTGGTGCGAGAGAGTTGGAAGAAACACTTGAAGCATTACAGCCTCCACAGCAAGGGCCGTCACCAACTGACAAGCTTGTTGAGGTAGAAGCTGCAAAGGTGCAGGCAGATACACAAAAAGCAGCCGCAGATGCACAGGTCAAAGTCGCAAGATTAGAGCTTGATCAACAGAAAGCAGAAACAGATGCAAGACAGAAACAGGAAAAACTTGAAATCGAAAAGGCAAAATTGGTGGCAGGGTAATGGTTGATTTCTTTCCACAAGCACCGATGCTGCCTTATTACAAGTACTCTGGGCAAGGTAATCTCTTCACTCCCAGGGGGTATGCTCAGGGTACACTTGTTGATTTACTAAGCAGTAGAGACCCAACCGATACAACAGAAGAACTGTTAGAAGATACAACTGAATTGAACCAACCTACATTTGAGGAGGTGCAAGATAGTGGAACGCAAAGTTTTTTCAATGGTATGGATGTGCGTGAGGGCGATAATCTTTCTTTTGATGATCTCTCTGATTTATCTCTTACTGATGGTTTGTTTGGGGGGATCACAGTTAGTGATAACGCACCAAAAGGATGGAATACACAGCACCAGAGAGAGTTCGATGCCTTAGTCGCAGCAGGTCTAAAACCACAGGCAAAATGGACAGGCAATGACTGGTATGTATTTGCAAAAGAGTTAGATGGTACTCCATTTGGTGAGCCAGGCACAATGTCACTGGCTGACAGTTTTACATCTGGCGGCAAGTATGGTGGACAGCCTATTGGATTATTTGGATCAATAGCAGGTGCAGCAACAGGGTCTTTCAAGCCAGAAGAGGTGTTTCAGAAGAACCTTGCAGAAGCGTTACAGGAAAAAACATCTCCTGAAGAATTTACAGAATTGCAACAAGAAAGTTTTGCTGCACCAGTAGCAGAGGGAATAGAAGAGTTCACAGAACTACAGCCTGTGCAAAAAGATGAAGGGTCAGTAACTGCAAAACGTGGTGGCACTGTTACAGCCAAAGAAGGCGGTACTGTAACAGCTAAAAGACCAACACCTGACCCAAAGCCAAAACCTGTACCTCTCAAACAGGTCATTGCAAATGCAATGGCAAAGCAGAAAGAAAAAGATAACAGAGAACAGGAAAAGAAAAACAGAACAGATACTACAGCAATAGAACAAGTAAGAAGTAGAGGAAAAGATTTAGGTAGTTTTAGAAGGGGGTATGGATTCTAATGCGTAAAACATACGTCATGCGTGGTGGTGAACTTGTAGAAAAGAAAACTGTCATGGAAAAACGCTTGCAGTTAATAAGTGATATTGAACCTTATCAGAACATTGTTGATAGAGGTTGGATTACTGGCAGACGGCAGCACAGAGAATTTTTAAGAAAAAATAACTTAGTAGAACTTGGAACAGATGGAGGCCAAATAAAAAATGGAAGCAGAGCAGCAAATTGATAGCACTGAACAGGAAGTTCAGACAGCAGATGAGCCAAAGACACCGACACTAAAAGAAACATTGCAGGCAGCGATGCAAGGTGAGGACAAACTACCAGAACCACCTGCCGAACCAATGCAGGAGGTGCAACCAGAACAAGAGGCAGAAGAGACAGAGGAAGCAGCAGAAGAAGAACAGGTAGAAGAGAAAGCACCTGAATTAGAAGCACTGACTGCACCGAAACACTGGCCCAAAAAAGAACAGGAAATATTTAATTCTTGGGATGCAAACGTACAGCATCAGGTCATGGATCGCTACAAAGCGATGGAAGGTGATTACACCAAAAAAACACAGGCATTATCAAAGTATAAAAAACGCAATGAAGCGTTAGATGAGATTTACGGCCCTTTTAGAGATGACTTTCAAAGGGCAGGCATGGATGACGTAGCCGCAACAAGACAGTTGTTGGCTGCACACAAGTATTTGAGGGAAGACCCACAACAGGCTATTAAATGGCTTGCAAAGTCTTATGGTGTTGATCTGACAGCAGTCAATGATGACACAGCTACAGATGAATACGCTGATCCTCAGATGAAAGCAATGCAACAGCAGATTGCCCAGTTGCAAGGCACTATTAATAATCAACAGTTACAAGCACAGAATATGCAGAAGCAAGAAGTGCAGACTATGATTGACAACTTTCAGACAGCCAAAGATGCAGATGGTAATTTAAAACATCCACATTTTGAAGCTGTGCAAAACCAGATGTCAGGTTTGATAAGTTCTGGTGTTGCGAAAGATATTGCATCAGCCTATGAGATGGCTGTTTATGCAAACCCAGAAACAAGGGCAAAAGTCCTTGAGGAGCAGGTCAAGAAAGAGACTAAGCAGGAGGTGAAAGCCGAAGCAGTCCAGAAGGCCAAAAAGCAGCAAAGGGTAAATGTCAAGGGTAGTGGCACTCCAAGTAATTCAGGTGTTCCAAGTGGTATGACGTTGAACGAAACAATTAAATTTTCAATGAAACAACTACAAAAGGGGTAGATTATGACAAGTCCTAATTTGTCAGAAATTATCACCACAACTCTGAGAAACCGATCAAGGACTCTTGCAGATAATGTTTCAAATCACAATCCTCTTCTTAACAGAATGAGAGAGCGTGGCAATTTGACACAGGTAACTGGTAGAGACATTGTTCGTGAATTAGAGTATGCTGATAATTCAACAGTAGCCTTTTACAATGGGTATGAGGTGCTAGATACATCGCCTGCTGACGTATTGACAGCGGCAGTGTTCGAATACAAGCAGCTTGCAGGAAATGTAACAATTTCTGGGCGAGAGCAAATACAAAACAGTGGCGAGCAAGCCATCATAAATCTTTTAGAAGCAAGAATTGGAAACCTTGAGCGATCAATGGAAAACTCTCTTGCAAGTTCTCTTTTCAGTGATGGAACAGGAACAAGTTCAAAAGAGATTGGTGGACTTCAGTTAGTTGTTGCTGATGCAGGAACAGGAACAGTAGGTGGCATTAACTCATCTACGTTTACGTTCTTTCAGAACAAGCAGGCAACAGCAACCAGTAGTGCATTTAGTACAGCCAATATACAATCTGATATGAATAGTCTTTATATTCAGCTTGTTAGAGGCACAGATGCACCTGACTTAGTTGTAGCAGGTTCAACACCTTACACAACTTTCTTAGCCACTCTACAGACTCTGCAAAGAGTAGCAGATAGTAGATTAGCCGATCTTGGTTTTACTGCGGTCAAATATCTCAACTCAGATGTTGTCTATGACAGCAACTGTGCTGCAAGCAGAATGTATTTCCTCAATACAAATTATTTGAGGTTGGAAACTGCGGCAGGTAGAGACTTTGTACCTGGTGAAGCTAAGGAATCAATTAACCAAGACGCTACTGTTAAATTAGCAGCTTAATATAGCAATATATTTCGAAAAACTCTTTGAATTCAGAGAAAGTCTTACTGAGATAACTCTGAGCCAAGCCCATTTTTGGGAAGGTGCAACGATCATCCAAGGAATTGGAGTAGGGTCAAGTGACCTGAAGCGGAGAGCATCCCACAGGGATGATGATATGATCTGATCTGCATAGCAATATGCAGCAGCCGTAAGGCGGTCTAAGACTAACGATCTTAGGTGAACATTAATGAGTGCCGATGTTTTGGAGCGGTAATTTAACCTGCTCAAACAGAAGCTTACAAGGCGTTTTACATACATAGGAGGGTAGAATGAGTTTCGCACCAGTAGTAGGTATAGACCCAACCTCAGTCAGTGATACGGCTGAGTTTAAATTAGGTCAGCATGGAGCGGTGATTGATTCACCAACTAAACTCTATAAGTATGTGCAGTATGATACAGGCACTGTAGGAACAGCAGCCGTAGCAGGTGAAGCTTGCTATTATTATACTTTGGATGGCTACAAAAATAATCAGGTTACATCTGATTTGTCAGATTCAGTTGAGATTGGAGCAGGCATTTTGCAAGCTGTAATGACTGATGGACAGTTTGGATGGATTCAGATTAAGGGTGCAGCCACAATGACCATTGCATTAACCGCAGGAGTAGATGGCGATCCATTAACTCCAACAGGTGCTGCTGATGGTACATTAGATGTCAGTTCTCATCCATTAGATAACGTCTGTGCAATCGCAGGCGATATATCTGACAAGGAAATCATTTGCGATTTTCCTTTCTAGCAAACTAAGGGGCAGGGCAACTTGCCCCTTTTTAACCTTATGGGGGTAAAATGAAAGTACAGTTTTATAAAAAGATGTTTAATGGTGAAATGCGTGATTTCGCAAGAATACCTGTAACAGACACAAAAGACATGTTGGAAACACCTGTCAGGGCAAGTGACGTGCAACGCTTTCCTAAAGAATGGGCAGAATTCAAAAAGAACGAAAACAAAAAAATCACTGGTACATTAATTGAAAAACTACCAGGCATATCAGAGGATAAGAGAATTGAACTTGAACTTAAAGGTATTCAGACAATTGAGCAGTTGGATAAGGCAAAAACTGCAATCTTGCAAAGCATGGGTGATGTCTATGTTTCACTACAAGAAATCGCCAAGCTACATGTCAAAGCCAACACCAAAAGCAGCACCAAGAAAATACAAGAAAAGAAAGACAAGTAAAAAATGACCTTGCTCAGTATTTGCCAGAATGTTGCTGACTTTACAGGTTTTGAAAGACCAGTGACAGTTGTTGACAACACAGACCCAATCGCAAGGCAGTTATTAGCACTTGCACAGAGAGAGGGTAAGCAGTTGATGCGTATGTCAGACTGGGCAATACTCAAAAAAGAGCATACATTTTCAACATCTAGCGGTACAGCAGCTTATGCCTTACCAAGTGATTTTGACAGGCTCGTGCTTGAAACATCATACAACAGATCAGATAATGATATATTGACTGGCCCTATAAGCAGTGCAGAATATCAGTTAGTCAATCATGGTATGGCTACCACAGGAACAACAGAAAAGTTTAGACTAAAAGCTGCATCAAATGCTTTGAAGTTTGAACTTGACCCTACACCATCATCAACACAGACTATTGGCTTTGAGTATGTATCAAACC